TTCTTTACAACTACTAACCGAACGCAGCACCCCACAAGTGCGCTAAGATCAAGCAAACTAGGATCGTTAGTAGTGTCATCATAATAGATTTTATGAAATATCCTGTTCGGGTTTTCATAAAATTCGACCTCATTAGTTTCCGTGTCGTAAATGTGATACCCTCTAGGGTCATTATAATCATTCCAAGTAAACTCATAAGTATTGCCAAGGTAAAGAATATTGCCGTTACGGCTACGATGGTGAAAGTGCCCAGAACAAACAAGAGGGAACTTACTGAAAAATTTCGTATCCATTCCATGGTCATTTTTGTGACCTCGATACATTTCGAACCCAGCGAATTCGAAGTGGCCGAAGACGGCTTGCGCATTTGATTCATTGACAACCTCCATAGTCTGGTCATAGTTACCCGAACAAATCCAGGGAACAAGCAACAGATTTTTACCGTCCACAATAATTTCTTCTGCTTCTGAATACGTAATAATGTTTTCATACTCACGAAGTAAAAGGTCCAGAGAGTTTACATCATTGGTATTCTTGAAGAAAGTATCGTGGTTGCCAGCAATCATATGAACGTCGATGCCCAAATCGCTGGTCTTGTCAAAGAAATACTCACGGCACTTCTTCAACGTATTATAATTTATAAACTTGCGCCGATCGAAGACATCACCCAGGTGAATGATAGTCTTGATGCCTTCCCGTTCCAGATGTGGGAAGAATGTTTCTGTGTAAAACTTCGCAAAGAAGTTATCGAACGGAATGGAATCAGACCTAGCACCGAAGTGTGTGTCTGTAATCAACGCAATTTTCATGACTTTAGAATTCCAAGTAGTGTATTGGTCTGGCTGATAGCATCATCTAGGGCATGGTGATGAGTATCATTTTCGGCTGCACGAATCTTAGCATTACTAAGACCCATAAGGTTCATCACCGTGCGATAACACATGATGTTGCTGTAACGCCACGGATATATCATTTCGACCGCAGTGTATGCGGACTCCAAAATGGTGATATCAAACGAAGCGCCGTTGCCCCATGGCATGACTTTATCTTTGCCAATCCAGTCAGTAAACCGCTGTAGAGCATCCGTAAGAGGTAGTTGATCGATAAGAAGTGCGTCTCTTGCAGCGGCGCTTTGCTGCATCCACCAGTCAATGGTAGACTTGTCCACATGAAGACCCGCGGTCTTACAAGATTTGGCATCGATGTTACAGTAGAACTTATCGATAATACCTTCACCGATAGTGAACTTGGTAGCACCAATAGAAAGAATGGTCGCGTTGGCTCTAGTAGATAGAGTTTCCAAGTCAATCATTACATGAACGGTATTATGATCGGTTACTTTCATTTGCGCTTCAATCCATTATCTTTTGCATATTGTGCCAGCGCCTTATCACAATAATCACGAATGTTTTCTACGCTGACCATGTAGTTGTGTCTGATATTAGATGGCGTGGTTTTGTTCTGCATCGTATCGACCATCTGCTGGACGATTGCAGGAACAATCAGTTCTTTGCTCATATTACACCTTATTTTTTGTCTGCACTCGGCGTAGGAGTTGCAGTATTTGTGGCATCTGGAATTACTTTCTCTAACGCCTGCTCGGCGTCAATCACTTCGCCATCTTGAAGACGCTTCAATGTAATTTGCCCATTACAAATCATGTAGTGTTGGCCTTCGCCGAGGTCAGATGATTCGAGATAGATGCACCCAGCATTTTGAATCGAAATGCTCCGAACTTCTTCGCGATGGCCAGAAACACTACTAACAACTGAAATCAGTGCGGTTGAAGCCACACCCAACATCAACAAAGAGAACCAGTTGTCGGAAACAAACTTAACGGCAGTATTAACTTTAGGAGAATCAACCATAAATTTACCTTTTCAATTAGAGTGATATTTACATATTACTCTAAATCTAGTCCAGAGTCAACAGTTTTTTGCTTGTCCAGATATTTAGGTCGGCGTTTTGGAATGTTACTGACTTCCGCTGGTTTGTCGAAGTCCTCTACTAAATCGATAGTCTTTTTCAGATAGTCGATAAACTCATTACCATAATCACCACCGTCGTGGTCCTGTGTAATCAAATCATGGACATCTAGATTACGGATGTATCGATACTTGGCCGCTTGCTGCTTCTTCTCTTTCGCAATACGGCGTAAGAAGGCATAATACGTAATCTGTGTGAAGTAAGCAAAGGGATTTCTAGACTTAGCAGGATCGAAGTTATCGATGTAAGTAATGCAGTTCTCAATTCCATCAAGAATCATTTCCTCACGATATGTATAGTTGATGAAGTTTGATTTGTATGCTAAGTGGTTCGCAATCTTTAGAAAGCATTCGCCTAGATAGTTAGGAACCCTAGGTTTCTTACTAGGCTCATAGTCGGGCTCAGCCTTGGCTGCCAACACCTTATTTCTATACTCGGTAATTTTTTCTAGGAATAAAGCATTGTCTACGTAGTGAACATTATTTTTTCTATTCTTGACCATAGGGCCTCCATCATGATATAATTTGTTATACTATAGTTTTTCACATATAGCAATGTTTTTTTGAAAAAAGTATTTACAGGTAGTGATTCTTGTGGTATAAGAAGAGTGTAGCTCTTCAAGAATGAATCAATTAAGTAATCCTTTGCTTCTTAGTATTCTTGCTTCAAGCATTTCTATCTCATCAAAGTCATCAACTTCTTCTATTGGCGAAGGCGCTTCGTTGCCGATATACATGAGATATTGCTGTAGCAGATTTTCTTTTAATGAACCGGAGGTGAGTATCTCCCCGGCGTTCAAAAGAAAACTTTTATCATTAGAAATTCCAATCCACGGCTTCAAGAGAAATGTTTCTCCCTGAATTCCATCATGTGTTACTTGAATAGGCACAACTTGGATTGGGTCATCAATCCAACACATATTATTTTCTTCTTGGCGAACACCAGCAATGAGCGTTTCGCCATTTTTTAATCGTAGAACAGTCACGTCGGTCATAGCTGTATTCTCACAAGTTTGTAGTTGAAACCTTCTTCATTATATATCTTAATTCTTTCCACCATATGGGAAAGAGTATAGTTCTTACGGCTCTTCCATGTTAGGTCGTCGCCGATATCAAATAGCCTGCATGATGTTTTGTCGGTACCCTTTCGAAGTCCTCTACCAATAGACTGTAGATTGCGAATACGAGATTTTGAAGGTGATGCAAATATAACATTGTGCAGATTTCTTATATTTATACCCGTTGAAAAAGTGCCGTAGGACGCTATGATGATGGCGTCTTTTTCTTTTTCCGTGATGTCTCTAATCGCCTCACGCTGTTGTGTATCTGTGCCACCATGGACAAAGAAAACTTCGCGAGTATCTCCAACTTTGTTATTGATTAGGTCATACAAAACTTGGCCGTGCTTTTCGACAAACTGAAACAGAACAAGCGTATTGCCCTTCTGCGTGGTAGCCAGATTCTTAATAACGTTGTTGCGCTTTTGGTGTGTGACCAGCCAGTCCATTTCTTCTTGATACGTATAGGTCTTTAGAGCCTTCTTTTCCTCATCTGTGTAGTCCAGAAGAATACAATGAATATCAAGGTCGGCCACTGAGCCTTGTTCCATCAGTTCCTTAGTCGAGATAACTTTTTTGACTTTACCGAATAGACCTTCAAGAATGAGTTTGTGTGTCTTCATTCCATCTAATGTTCCGGTGGTACCGATGCGATACTTTGTGTTGACGCATTTATCAAAGATAGATGTCAGCGACTTTGCTTTGAACAAGTGCGCTTCGTCACCATAGATTACATCAAATTCATCAAAGAATTTTTTAGGTAACTTGTAGATAGACTGCCATGTGGAAATAACAATCGAGGCTTCATTTGACTTTTCATGGCCAGCATAAATCTTGGCACAGTTCTGAGATACGTACCAGTCAGTGTGTGATGCGTAGTCTTGGAAGTCCTTATACATCTGTTCTACGAGTGAAGTTGTAGGAACAATAATCAATTGCTTACGACCAAATTGCTGGTGATAACGCATTAGCAGATAGATGATTAGGGATTTACCAGATGCGGTAGGCGAGAGTAACAGTGTGCGACCGATACGAATAGCGTATTTGACCGCTTCTAACTGGTAGTCTCTAGTCTCAATAGGTTTATCTTGGCTATGTAAGTTCAAAGATTCCGCGAACTTCTGCACATCCTCCATAGTAACCGGGTCGCCAATCCGTTCCATGTCAACGTCTACAGTGTAGTCTAGTCTCTCCGCAAACTCTCTGAGGTATGGTAGCAGGCCAACGTAGAGTTCTTTTGTCCAGATGTTGAACAGTCTGGCTTTACCGTCCCATAGTTTGGCACGATACGTTGGCATAAAACGTGCGCCTGGAACGTCGAACGTAAAAAATTCCGAAACCTCTTGTGCAATACTGGGGTCACAATCGACCTTTAAATGCACCTCATTTTTCTTGGAAACTTTTAAATCGCTCACATCAATCCGTTTGTAAATTTAGTCCACTCAATGGCATTCTTGATATCCCATGTTCTACTATTTAGTGAGCGTATAATTTGCTCCAGTTGATAGAGTAGGGCTTTGACATATTCGACTTTGTCCATAGACCTAATGATATCTTCATCGCAGTTGATGCGGTCTTCCATATCATGCTTTAATGGCTTTAGGCCCTGATACTGGTCCCAGCCACGGTCTTGTAGTTCGTCATGTGTCATTTCACCACGGAAGTATTTGGCTTTATCTCTACGCATACGATAGTAATCTGCCTCTGCCTTTCGCAGTTGCAGTTTAGTATTCGAAAGAATGTTCAAATACTTTGCGTGTAATTCCGGCGTTTTAGTGGATTCTCTACCTAGATTTAACTCATCTATTTTAGAATCGCCTGTCCACATTTCCTGGACTTCTGATAGTTTCATAATATAACCTCAAATGTTATTGAATAAACTTATATAGCGTGTATTTAAAAGTAGCTTGAGCCGTTAGATATTGGGCACTACCATCACTAATATCAAATTCAAGCCCTTGTAGCGATGTAGGATAACAATCAATGAATTTAATTTCCATTGTTTTATTTAGATCGGAATCTAGAACAACTAATGTTCCATCCGAATAGTCACCAGAGCTACTAAATCCTTTTTCTGAACCACCTCTAG